TGCTTGTAACCGCCGCCGATCGCGGGCGGATCATGTACAATTTTGCGGATAGCTCCGTCACCGCCTCGGCCTTTACCTCCGGCGCAAATACCGCACTCACCCTAGTGGCGACTACCGCCGGCCTGACTACCACGGCCGCACTAGTCATCTATTACGACGATCAGACCGCCAATAATTCAGTCACAATTAGTTCGCTGCCAGCCATCTCGGGCACAGTTACGGTTGGCAATAGCGTCACAATTAGCTCCTTGCCCGAAAATCTTTACATAACAATTAAAGATGGAATAAATAATTATTTTCAAAATGAAGGACCGTTTCAAGTAAGCGGAAATGTTGGATTGATGGCCGGCTCGGAAGCGATTGGGTCTGTTTCTGTTAGCAACATCTCAAGCCTTCCAGATGCCGGAGATAATGCAGTTATTAGGACGTTTATGTTTGGTTACGACTATGCAGGTGATGTTCCAGTTGCTATTGCCGCAAATGGTACAGCAATCTCGGTGGCTGGCTCTGTTACAGCATCCATCTCGAACAGCGTAGTTACATTCTATCCCCAACAAGGTACGACTGTATCTAACACAAATTTTACCAGCACCACGGCTTCTACCACGCTCGTCTCGGCGGTTGCGGGCAGGGAAGTGCTTACCGTGTTTAATGAAGGGGCGGGTAATCTTCACATTTCACCCGGAGCAACTTGCACTACGATCAGTTATCAAGTTCGTTTATCTGCTGGCGACTACTGGGAATGTCCAGCGGGACAAACATCGCTTCTTCATACCGCAGTTTTTGCTTCTGCTGGAACAGCCAGAGTAACCCAAGTAAGCTAGGACTAGAAATGCCATTGTGTTCGGCGGTTTGTCCGTTGCCAGTCAATAGGATTAAAAACAGATTATTCGACCCAGATGCCAGAGATTATATTCTTCGAGTTGAGGCCGCAGATGGCCAGAGACTAGAAACGCAAGTTAAAGGAGCCATTAACGCATTTGTTCTCGGTTGCAAGCAAGACGGAACTTGGACTTCGATTGTAACTTCCTGTATTATGGCTGGGGCAAGAACAGTGGCGGGAGCAATTACACCTCTAATTGGGAACACTCCAACAAACAATAACTTTGCAAGTGGTGATTACAGCAGAACACTTGGTTTGCTTGGCAACGATTCAAATAAATATCTGGCTACTGGCTACAATAATAACGACACAACAAATTTCCCACAAGACAACTCACATATTTCTTGTTATATAACAGCAAGTCAAACAGATGTAAGCGGTATTTTTGTTGGAACACAAACAGCACTTGGCTCTATATTAAGCTTGAATTATTCATCATCAACAAATATAAATTTTAGAAATAGGGCAAATACCGGAAGAAGTTTTGCATCAGCCCCACTTGGATTCCAAGCAGCAACAAGAAATAACAGTGCCAACTTTTCATCAAGAGCAACTATCTCCGGGGGTTCTGTATCAGACGCAACAACAACAGCGGCATCTACCGCAGCTGGGAATCAACTAATTGGAGTTTTTTGCGGATTTAATGGCACTACTGCCAATCAATTTGCAGCGGCTCGTATATCTTTTTACTCAATCGGGAAAAGCATTACGATTGCAAGCCTAGACACCAGAGTAACAGCCCTAATGTCCACTCTTGCGAGGGTTATAGTCTAATGCCCCTCCTTTTCCTCACTCTCTTGCTCTGCTCCTGCTCTCCACGGCCAGCCGAGAACACCGGCCTTCCGCGATATTCGGATATGTCCGCAGCCGAGGACGCAGGGAAGGCCAAGTGAATGGACTGCTTCGACTCAGCCGAATGGCGTGACCTAGAAGGTTCACTCCGTTACCTAGAGGCGGAAGGATTTATCGAACGCTGGACAGATAAGGACGGCGTGGAATGGGTGCGGATCGCGGAAGGTAGCGAGAGCACGCCATGAGCACTGACCAAGTCGCTGAACTTGCGGAACGATTGAGCCTTGTCCGTGAAAGCATCGCCAGAATCGAAACCCGCCAGGGTGTTATCATGGATATGCTAGAGCGCTCCCAAGCCAGCCTCGGCGAGTACCACGGCCGGCTGACTTCGATGGAGCGGGATGCCCACACGATCAAAACACGCCTGTGGCTTGTCGCGTTGGTGGCCGGCGCAGTTTGCTCGATGGCTTGGGAACTAATTAAACGCCGGATCGGCTTTTGACACCCAGCTACGGGCATGGAAACACTCATTCCCGCACTGCTTAAGATTGATTGGCTTGGAGCTCTTGGCGCAGTTACTGCGCTGCTTGGAGCCGTGGCGGCCGTGGCCGCGTTTATCCCTGGCGAGGAGCCTGAACGGACGCTCGGACGCATAGTTGAGTTCCTGTCGCGATTCTCAAGAAAGTAGTCGCCCATGATCGCCGGCATTTTAACGGCGCTTGGCGGATTGTTTGGAATTGTGCTGTGGATTTTTAAACGCAAATCGCCACTTCAACGCAACTTTGAGGCGATTGAGCTAGAACGCCGCAAAAGACAAAGGGACATCAATGCCTGGTGGACGCATCGGCCTCCTTCTGATTCTTAGCCTGGCGCTGGCAAGCTGTGCCACGACATCGCAAACGCAGGACGGCCCGCCACCGTCGCAGGACAGCATCAGCTATTTCATCTATGCTTGGGACAAGGCCGAGCGAACAAACAAGCCATGCCCGCAGGCTTACAGAGATCTCTATGCACAGGCGCTCAAGGCGTTATCTGACAGCTTGGCGGAAACTGAAAGAGAGCGAGCGAGGAATCAGTGACGAGTCTTGCTGAAGCCAGCTCTAGGACTTTGCGGGCCATCGACACGCTAGACGCCAAGTTCCAAAAGCGGGTGAGGGGATGGCTAAATGAAATGGTGGCCAGCAGGATCACCCCGCTGATCTACTGTGGTCGGCGCACGATGGAGGAGCAGGCTGCGCTGTTTGCAAAAGGCAGGACGAGTGGCGGCCGGATTGTGACCAAGGCCAAGTCAGGGCAATCGTATCACAACTACGGGCTGGCGTTTGATTGGGTGCCTATTAAGCCAGCTCCAAAAAATGCGGATCTATACGCAGCGGATTGGGACGACGAAACCGCTTTCCGCCTAGGCGAGCACGTGGGGCTAACCTTTGGCCTAGATCCGATTTCTTTTGAGACTGGCCATCTTCAGGCAGGCGAATACAAGAGCTGGCGTGACATTCCCCGCGATGGTGTGGAACAAAAAACCCAACCCCTAGTCGTCAAAGGATTTGCGGTGAAGAAAAAAACCCTAGTCAGCGGCAGGCCGTGGAGTTCGCGATGATGAGTCCAGAGCATGAAAAGCATCTGAACGGGATCCTTGCGGATTTGGTGCGGGACGTTTCTGCAAAGTATCGCGCTGGCCAAGAGCAGCACGGTGGCGCGTTGTGGCGACGGCCGGTGTGGAAGGATGCGTGGGACGAGATTCTGGATCTATGCACCTACGTCCACACATTGAAAATGCAGCTCTCCGTCATCGGCGACCTTGCCTTGCGCGGTGCGTCTGACGAAACGGTGGCGGCCGCTCAATCGCGGGAGAGCTGCCGCCAGATCCTAGCAGTGTTGGAAGGATTTCCATCCGCCCAGGATAAACAATGAAAGTAATACGCAAATGGAAGCGCTGGCTGGCCGTTAGTTGCAGCCACGGGCATCTAGCAAACGCTGAAGCCTGCAAAGCTGCGCTGGAAATGAAGCGGAGGTGGATCCGCTTAGGGGATACAACCCTGCACCTTGGCGATTTCGTGGATCTGTCGTGCCTTATGGGTAGCGCCCGCCGGGATCCCGACAGCCCGGAACGTGGAAATAGCATCAGGGAGGACTTCGACGCTGGCCTTAATTTTGTTCGAGAACTGGCCCCACAGTTTATTTTCGAGGGGAACCATGAGCACCGCCTTACCGCACTGCAACGCTCGCCATCGGCCATTGTGGCGCACTGTTGCACCTCTGCGCTGTCGGAGATCCACAACCTAGCAAAAGATCTGCGGGCAAAGTTTATCCCATACGACATCGAATCAGGCTGGTATGACCTAGGCGGGACAGCGTTTGGGCACGGGTTTATGTACAATGAGTCAAGCGTGCGTGACCATGTAGAATGTCTCCGTCGGCCTATTGTAATGGGCCATCTTCACCGCATCGATCGAGCCGCTGGTCGCTGCATCGGTGCGCCGGTGGGTTGGTCGATCGGTTGCTTGGCGGATATAGCCTCTATGGGATATGCCAGAAGGATGCGGTCTGTGACCCGCTGGTCGCACGGGATCGCCTACGGTGAATACCTGGATGGCGGCGATGGATGCACGGTGAACGTGGTCAGCCCAGTCGGAGGAGTATGGCGGCTGCCAGTATAGAAAAAGATTGGGCGGAGGTGCTCAATGAGCACATGAAAACCCGTCGTTCTGAGGATATTCCGCAGGGGTGGATGCCGGCGAATCAGATTGCAAAAATGTGGAAATTTTCCAAAAGCCACGCCAACAAGGTGCTAATGGAATTGGTAAAGCTGAAGAAGGCGGAGAGACGGACGTTTTCCGTTGCAATGATGGCCAAGACATCCGGCGCTCGCGGGCCACGTGGCCCATACTGCCGCAAAGTCCCGTACTACAAACTGGTCAAATCCTAGCGTTTCTTTTCGTTGGCCAGCTCTTTCACGAGCAAAGTCGTGATAAAGGCGGAAAGACTTAATCCGCCCTTCTTGGCCAGCCGTTCGCCGTTGCGTTTCACTTTGGGGTCGATTGTAAGGTTTGTTTTCACCTTTTTCATAGGGGAACATTGTATGCGTAATTTATACGCCCCGCAAGTTTGAAAGAAACTTTAACAACCCAAAAGAAAGTTATGGACAATACGCAGACAATGCGTAGTCAAGGCGTATGCCTCGCCGATGTCTCAATGGTAACAAAGCGGAAAAGACGAACATCGTACTGCCGTTGGCATTGAAAAAGGCAGCTCAAAAACTGGCCGCTGCCCGGAGGATTTCACTTTCCCAGCTCGTCACCCAACTGCTCGCAAGAGCATCGGGAGAGCCAAGCTAGATACTTATGAGCTCGGGGCGCCTCAACGATACTGCCATGAAACTCCGCCAGGAGAACCGAGCTCTTTCCCTACGCCAACTGGGCGCCGCTTATGGCTTGGGCTATGTGCGGATCAAACAAATGCAGGCGTTGCCTGGATTCCCACTAATCGCGGGAAAGGTAATTCCGTCTGATTTTGATCGGTGGAGGCTGATGCAGACTGGCCTAAGTTCACAGCATCGCGGAGATCGTCTACGCAGTGCCGCTGGTAAAGTTCATGCACTAGCGTCGAAGAGTGGTTCACGAGTCGCATGGCGACAGATTGAGAACAGCCTGAAAGCCGCAATCGAGTCACACGAGTCACCCGCAAGGAATGAAAACAGTGACGTTTAAGACCGCAAATGTCCAGCAGGCGACGCCAGCAAAGCGAGGCTCGCGTTCGGGGGACTTCGCAAGTGATCTCGCGGCCCTCGGCCTTCATTCTGGCGAGCATCGGTTCGATGGCGGCCGGGATGGGGATGCTGAACGATTTGCCGGATCCGCCCTTGGGGGTAGGGAAGGTCAGGACACGGTTTTTCAAGTCAACGCAGTCGAGCGGGATCTGGGTCTCGCGGAGGCGGCAGCCGGTGGCCAGAGCAATCTCAAAGCTGACTCTCATCCATTCGGGCACACCTTCGACGGCCAAGGCTTTCCGGGTGATTTTAATTTCATTGTCCGAAAAAACGGGTTTGATGCGGTTGATCGGCCCCCGCTTAATTCGGTAATCCAGCAAGGCGACCGAGTCCATCTTGCCAAGCAGTCGGCCTTGGCGGTGAATCCATTTAAGGATCTTCAAATCTTGGCAGGCTTGGTTGCGTCCAGCCTTGCCGCCGGACGTGCGGGGAAAGCTTTGTCGCCACTTCAAATAAATTTCACAATCGGATGGAGAAAAAACTTGCAGGGTTATTTTTTTCTCACTAATAAAGCGAGCAAGATGACGCCAGCAATTCCTGTAGTAAACTTTTGTCAGAGGGGAAACAGGATGATTTTCGATCAAATCATCAACCCAGTCGTGGCCGTTATCCGTTCGCTTTTCGTTCACTCCAATTCGGGCGGCCTCGGCCGTTGCCTTGGCGCGATGCAGCGTGTTGTCGATGCGGTAACGGGTGCTTTTAGTGCGCCACTTGCCGGACGGATCTTTAAAGCGAATGTAGAACCATGGATTTCCTTTTTTGATGTAGGAATACGCCATAGTTACAAGGGTAACATTTACTCAGTTTAACGCAATAATATACAATGAACTTGCCAAGCATAATAAATCAAAACGAAAGAGGAAACAGATCCGTGGGTTCAAATCCCACCCCGTCCGATGCTTATGGTTGCAAGGACTTACGCCAAAATGGTAA